AGCTGAGGTTAATAAAGCAAACCAAGCGTTTCTTAAACTACTTAGAGACAATCCAAAAGAAGCCAAGGACATAGCAAAAATTGTTAAGCCCAAAGTGGTTGGAACTAAACTTGTTAAAGATACATCTAATGCTGCAAATACACTGAGGGCAGAAGGTAAACGCCCCCCATCTAAAAAAGTTCCTATCTACAAAAACGCTGACAAAAATGTTTTAACTGTTTTTGAAAACGGCAAGCCTCTGCACATTGAACTAACTGATCCTAGGTTAGCTGCTGCACTCAAAGGAAACAACAAGCAACAGGTTGAGGGATTATTGAGGTTGGCACTAAGGTCAAACCGTTTCTTGGGCGGTCTTTACACTCGTCAAAACCCAGATTTTCTTATTCCCAACTTATTTAGAGATAGATCTGAAGCATTTGTAAACTCAATTAAGAACATGAAGTTTGGAGGAGCACTTAAACTGCTAAATCCTTTCTCTGTTGTTAATGAAGATATGAGAACAATCAGGAGAAATCTTTTGGGCAACAAGGCAGAGCCTGGCACAAAACAAGCAGAGCTAGACGATATATATGAAGAGTTTGTAAAGGCGGGTGGACGGACTGGTGGCGTTGGTTTATCCACAGTAAAAGACATCAATGAAAGTATTAAAGAACTTAGCGGAAAATTAAATCAGCCCGCAAAATCAAAAGCAAAGGAATTTAACAAATTTATTAACAGAGTTAATGAATACTTTGAAAATGCTAGTCGTTTTGCTGTTTACAGAAATAATAGAGCCAATGGCATGACCCCAGACCAAGCAGCTTTTGCTGCAAGAAATAGTTCCTTTGACCCTAACCTGCAAGGATCAGAAGGTGATGCCATAAGAGCATTGTATCTATTTAGTAATCCAGCGATTCAAGGTGCTAAAAACTTTTTACGTAGCATGAATCCAAAGAAAAACCCAAAGACATTTACAAGCGTTATGGCTGCACTAGGGGGAGTAACTTATACAATAGACAGATGGAACTCTCTTACTGATGAAAACTGGAGAGATAAAGTTGGAAAGTGGAAAACAGATAAACATATAACTATTGTAACTGGGAAAAACCCAGATGGAAACTTAGATTACGTGTCTATTCCTATTGGTTATTCAATGGTTCCGTATAAAATTACTGCTGATTATGCACAAAGAATTATGTTCTCAGAAGAAGAAAACATTGATGTTTCTGAAGTGGCTAAAGATTTAAGAAGCAGCGTACTTGACGCTTACAACCCTATGGGTGGATCACCTGTTCCAACTGTGTTCCGTCCAATACTTGAAATACAAAGAAACAAGACTGGCATAGGGCAAGACATAAGACCAGAGGTCCTTGAAAAGCAAAATGTTTCTGTAGTCGAAAGGATTCACCCTTGGACAGCAGACACACAAGGAGGAGAGTTAGCCATGAATTTTTCAGAGCAACTAGAGGATATGGGATATGAAGTATCACCTGGAACGCTCCTTTATTTATACCAAACTTACACTGGGGGGCCAGGCAAAACTGTTCAAAGGCTTTTTGATGTAACATCTAAGTTGTGGAACCGCTTGGGTAGAGGGCGAGGAGAACTACCTAGCTCCAACGATATACCAATACTACGAAGGTTTTACGGAAAAACATACACCAAAGCCTTTGAAAATCGTACAGGGGAAAGACAGCTACTAGAAAATATAGAAAAGCAAGAGAACACAAATCGAGCAAGGGCATTTAGAACTTTCTTTAAATACCAAAAAAGACTGCAGAACGCAACGAGCGAGTTAGAAAGAGAAAGAATAGGTCAAGATATGTTAAATGACCCAGAGGTAGACGCTGCTGTTCTCAGACGAATTGAAACATTTCTGGAGGACGAAAGAGATGGAATTACTCCGCAAGACAAACAGATGCGATCTAAATTAAAGACTAACGCAAGTAAAGCACAGTATTACATGGAGCGTATTAAAGACATGGACAGAGAAGAAGCTGCAATATACATACAGGGTCAAATTGACCGAGGGCTTCTAACTAAAAACGTAGAAGAACTTATACTGGGTATGCAGTCTTTCCAATCTATATTCGGCAATTAAAAGTGTCAGCGTCGTGGTTGGAAAGCTGGCTGACGGCAACTCTAATTCGGGCAAGTAATACAACCCCTCCTGAAGCACTCACGACTTACTCTTTCTGTAGGAAATACCAGTAAACCCTACAAAATTATTCTCGTTCCTCCGCGTTAGATAGGAGACGATCTTGAAGTATATCAATCTTCTTTTTTAAATTCTCTATATCTTTGTTTAGTGTTTCGTTCTGCTTGGTTAAGGCCTCACATGACTTGGTCATAGCCTCTAGTCCTTTAGCTAGAATTTCTTCTGAGTTAATCTTAAATACGGATTGGGTCTTGGGTTCTTGCATTTATTTTGTATTACGTGAAATTAGTTGCCACTCGGAACTGTCCTGCTCGATCCACTCAAACATATCTATTATGTCATCTCTACACAGAGGTGCGTCAGACTCAAGGTAGTATAAGCCATCAACCTCTGCGTCTCTGGATGATGGTTTGTCGGCTTCAAATTCTACAACAACATTGGTTATGCTGCCGGTGTAGTTGTCCATTTCTAATTTGTGTCCATACATCATAGTGGTGTTAGTTAGATAAACATTGGTTCAAAGAAAGCAAGTTTAGAAGAATAAACTACCCCACAGCCCACAATAGGCTTGGCAGCGTATATACGTCCGTAGTTCATAGCAGGGTGATCGTGATCTACACCACAGCCTACATTCATACCAAAGACAATATCATCTTGGTTAGCGTGGTAGTTGATGCCAGCTTGTGCGTGGTAGTGTCCCATAACTAGAGACTTGAACTGAGCTTGTGCATTCTTTAGTGCCGACATCTGTCCTCCCTTTTCTTTATCTCCGTGTCTGTATATAACATTATCAATCACTAGGTCAGTGAATCTAGGATGTATGTTCCATCCGTCAAGTCCCCATAGTGTTTTAAAATTAAGTATTACTTCTGGTGGTAGTCCAACACTCTGTGCCTTACGCTCTGGTAGGGCCGAGTGATTACCGATTAGGTAGTCTACCTCTGGGAACGCTCTGTGCAAGGCTCTAACCTGCATAGAAGCCTCTACAAACTCATCTGCTGCACTAGGCATAGTTGGATCTTTTTCGTGGTAACTGATAGCATTCCAGTCAACTAGGTCACCAATGTGAACAACACGTGTACACTTGTGTTTGTGAAAGATAGATACTAAGAAATGTATGTATCCAGGGTGCATGGCAGGGCAATGAGTGTCAGCTATAACTAGAACTCTTTCAGTTCCCATTGCTGCGGGTATAGTGGCTTTGTATCGTCTAATCTTAGATCGCACAGCCTCTGAGCTTGTTCCGTATTCGTCAGCGATTTGTTGGTATGTGAGACCCTCTAAATAGAGGTGATATGCCTGCTTCTGTGTTAAGTTTTGCTGTGTCATATTTATGTTAGTGAGATTAACTGAACCTGCCTATGTGGTTTTGGAAGACAAACTTGCCGTACTGGTCACGCTCCCCTTCACGTTGCTTTGCTATATTATACTTGATAGATATGTGTACCCCATTTACTGGATCGTCGTAAACTGTTGCCTCCTTTGTATCTGACCCGTTAGGCCATAACAACAGAATAATGTCTGCGTCGTTCTCGATGTCACCAGAGTCTTTTAAGTCATACAGAGTAATGCCAGTCTCACGCTTCGCTCCCTCTCTGTTTACCTGTGCTAAAAGAATAACAGGAAGGTCAAGCTCCATAGCCATAAGTTTTATTTGGTGGCTAACCTCTGCAATGCCATCGTGTTTCTTGAGTTTAGTGTTCCAAGGAACTAGCTGTAGGTAGTCTATAACTATCCATTCAATCTTGTGCTTGCGTTTATACATACGAGCACGTGAGCGTAGTTCATCTACGTTGCGTACATAGTGCTCTGTGAAGATAGGAGCTTTCTCTACTCTATCGGTAGCATCCCATACACGCTGCTGTTTCTCTGGGGTCAGTACACCATCTTGAAACTGATTAAGGTTTACAGCAGAGCAGGTCTGTATCATACGCTTTGCTAGGCTCTTGGCTTGCATCTCGAAGGAGAAGTATAGACCAGGCTTGTTATGACTCACACCATTCTGTAGGGCTATGTTCAAAGCTATACAAGTTTTGCCACAGGATGTAGGTGCAGCAACAACCATAACCTCTCCATTGGCTACCCCGCCCGCACTGAGCTTCTCATCTAGTTGTTTTATTCTTGTCGGCAGGGCGAAGGTTTCGTAAGTACCCTCGGCCATCTTCTTGAAGTCTTCACGCAAGGATTCAGCAGCTACACGTATAGATGGATCATCAACTGAGTTATTGTCTAGGGTAGCAGTAACTGCTCTCTCTATGTCGGCAATGATTACGTCGGCATCTTGGTTCTCTCTGGCTGACTCAATGGCTATGCGTGCTGTACGTATAATCTGACGTAGCTTAGACTTCTCTTTTATAATCTTGGCATAGCTTGTTATCTGCAAGGAACTACTGGCCTGCCTCTGTATGTGCATAATGGCACCCAGTCCACCCGCCTCTCTGTCTGTACCCTCACGCTTGAGTAGCTCGTCTAGTTCTATCTCAGAGAACTCCTCTCCAGCAGAGCATAGCTTTGATATGGCCTTGAATATAATCTTGTTGGAGTTGCTGTAGAAATCATCAGCACAAACCAAGTTAGTAATGCTATCATAAGAAGCATTGTCTAACAGACAACAGGCAAGTAAGGACTCCTCCGCTTCTGGGCTATGAGGTTGATCCATTTTCTTTTATAAGTCCCCAGAGTATGCCTCGTCCTACAGTCTTTCTAGCCTCATCGTAAAACTTAGCTTTTAACAAGTGTTGATCCTGTGTGTACACATCGTGTATCTCATTTAAAATCTTTTGAGCACTTTGTATGATAGCTTCTCTCTCTTCTTCTTTACCATCTAAGTTGTTAAGCGGCTCCAGTGCTTGTACTATCTGGTCTAAAAAATTCTTTCGGGGTCTCATTATGATCCGAAAGTGATCTATGTGGTCTAGTTCTCTCATCTCTCTGATTTTGTTATGTCTCTCTCAAGTAGTTCTAGTGCTCTCCAAGCTGTGCTGTGAAGATCACCCTCCATAAAATGTCTTAAAAGCTGGTTCTCGTCCCCTATGGACTTGTCCTTGAACCATTGCATAGGCTTGCCATTGGACGGGCTGCCATGCTGTTGTTGTGCCTTGTAGCTGTGGTGTGCTAGTTGTGCTATAGCGTTGGGAAAGTAGTCCTTGATAAAGGTTGCTACTGGATAGGTCTTGCGTTCTTCTGCGTCTTTTGGAAACATATTATATAATAAAAGAATAAAGCCCCGCCCCCGAAGGGGAAGGGCTAACTATATGCCTAGAAAGGATCGGCTACTACTTCGGGCTCAGAGTAAACAATTTCAGGCTCACTCTCTTTCTCATCCTCTGTGGGCTTCTCCTCCTTTAGATAGGAGGATAGATACTCTTGAAGTATTCCATCCATTCTGTCTGCTTGGAGGGAAGCCTCATCGGATAGCGTATTTGATACAACACTAAATACTGGGCGGTTGTAGGTCACAGCACCCTTGCGGTCTTCAACCGCTTCAGTGACCGCTACTACAATGTCTTGCTCTAGCTTATTAGAACCACCTGCTTTGTCTTGGAAATCAATCCAAGCGGTAAGAGCACAGCCCTTGAGTTGAAAGTTTACTAGCTCGTATCCTTCGCCAACCTTGGCCATAGCATAGACTGACTTGGTAAATTTAACACCTTGTACAGTCTTAACTTCAGCCCAAGTGCCAGTGGCAACTATACCATCCTTGTTGCGGAGAGTTAGCTTGTCTGCAACTGTATACACTTCGTTAGACCAGATGGCACTGTTCTTTCTATCGTCCCAACCCTTACAGGTGTTGAGTTGATCTAGGACAATGAAGCCTGTGTCTTGTGGTAAGAGTCTTGTCTCTTGTGCTTCCTTGTCGTAAAACTCCCATGTGGAAGCTTGCGTGTTCCATTGAAGGAACTT